ATCAACTCTCATTTTTTGCCCATTAGATAAAACCGAATAAGGTTTTAACCAACTTGGAGGACTTGAAAAACCAACTGAATTAAAAGCATTTGTAATCTGTTCTAAACTACATTCTTTTGGCATATCATCTAAAATTGTTTCAGCATTATATTTAAAATTAGTAATATACGCATCTTTAAATAATTGTTTTGCTATTGTAGTTTTCCCTGTTCCACTTTTACCAACAATTAAACCTATTTGCCAATTTTCATTTATATCAATATTACCTTGAAAATGCTCGATAATATGTTCTGATTGTAAATCAAATTTACCAATTATAGAAGCAACTCTAAATGTTTGCTTAGGTTTTACTTCTTTTATAATGTCAAAAGTCGGCATTCGTATCCTTGTTCAATTAATTTATTATATGTCGTTTCTTGATGTTCTTCATCTTTGCAAATAACTTCAATTCTATATAAATTTTCAATATTTGAAGATAAATCTTTTTGTTCGTCTTCTAAAATTTCATCTGTGCTAAAATCAGGCAAATCCAAACCCCACGATTCCAGTTCTTCGCTATCCCACTCATTAGCCAAAGCATCCCAATCGTGCTCACCGAATGAAAGATTATCAACTATTATGAATCTTCTTTTTTCATCGTCTGTTAGGTCGCTGGCTTTCTTTACCCAATTGTCAGGAACTTCTTTATATCCTAAATCTAAAAGTGCCCTGTATCTCATATTACCGCCCAAAATCATACCATCGTCGTTAACTACAATCGGCCTGAACTCCATCATCTTTGGAAAATCCTCAAGAGATTTTATCAGCTTTTTGAACTTCTCGTCCTTTATGATTCTTGGGTTAGATTTGTTTACCTTTATTTCTGATAGTTTCATTCCACAAAATTACACATTTTTGGACAAAACAAAAAGCCCAAGGTTTTACCCCTAGGCTCTGAATAGAAAAAATGGATGCAAATTGCTTCGATTATGTTGCCGTCATTGTCTTTTATTTTGATTTGTGTCATTTTACTTGAAAATTTACCTCATTTCCTGCCTTTGAAAATTTACCACGATACATGCAAACACCACGACCAGACTTTGAAGTGTAATCCGTACACATAGCTTTGCAGCAATCATCTTTTTCAACAGTCTGCTTGTCAAACATACACCAATGAAATCCTTCTACTGTTTCCTGTATAGCCTCATAAAGTGTTATTTGTTCTAATCCTTCTTCTTTAGCATAATCTAAATGAAAGGATAATGGATAGCAATAAATTTCATGCTTGTTTTCGAAGTATAGTTTTTCTCTCATTGCTTTATATTTCAAATTTTACCTCTTTCCCTGCCTTATATAATTTATCTCGATACAGGCAGTTACCGCGACCGGACTTATACTTTGAAAAATAATGTGGACACATATCTTTGTTGCATTCCGATTTGGCATTTACTTGCATATTGTGACCACACATGATAAAAGCCTTTTCATCTTTATCCTCAATGGCCTCAAATAGCGTCAATTCTTTGATACCATCCTCTTTTGCTTGGTCAATGTGTGCACTTAGCGCAATAGGAATAAGTTCATGCTCTGATGCAAAGTATAGTGGTTTTTTCATTGCTTTTATCGTTTTGCTTTATTGAAAAGTTACTTTTGCTTTTTTGGTCAAGAGATCATCATAGCTAATATTAAAAAAAGTACTTATAGAAACTAAGTCTACGAGCGTTGGGCTTACTCTACCTTCTTCTAAGTCGGCAATTCTTTTAATTGCCATTCCTGTTTTTTCGGCCAAATCTTTACCGCTCAAATCTTTGCTTGCTCGAAGCAATTTTAGATTTAGTATAAAATCCTCTTTTGCTTTCTGAATGTTTTTACCTATTGTGTGTACCATTCTTATCGTTTTGCCTGCTTGTTGCTAAAAATTATTAGCACTGCTACTGTTATTGAAAATATTATCATTGGTCGTATAGTTTTTTAAAGTAATCTTCTTTTGATCCTATTTTGTGTTCTGTTTTTTCGTCTTCTGTTAACTCCCTTTCGTCTCCGCACATTTTACATATCATTGTTGAAAATTCTGCCGGATATGTAGAACTAATTTTATATTCATGATCTTTGTCGTTTAAACAGTCTGCTTTTTCTGGCTCGTAGTAGAACCTAATAGATGTTTCAAATACAAAAGATTTATCGCAGTGATCACACGTGTAATGATGTTTCACTCCTTCTTCGTAACCAAATCCATCATCGTGACAGATAACCATTTCTTTTTCGCAATATGGGCACTCGATATCCATTTTTTATAATTTTCTTTTTTTTAATAAGGGTTATCCATAGGCTAAAACATAATAGCCTTTAAAATGTAGTACAATCCTACCAGTCCAATTATTGTCAAACTGATCCCTATGAACTTCATTGAAGTTTCTTCTTGTTTTTCGCTTTTCATTTATTCCATTTCTTTAATTGGTACTTGAATATCTCTTATATATTTTCCGCATGATGGGCAGTTGTTTACCCTGTATCTGTTTCCTTTTACCACAAAGTGTGGCATAAGTAGAGTTCCTTCGTCTTTAAATGCCATCCATTCGAATTGATGTTTTATGAGTGGGAATATGTCGCAGCATTTTTTTTGTTCCATCTTTCTAATTTTTATCAAATGTAAAACATATTATACTAATAAACTAATATTTATTCTTTTTTTATTGATAAAATTATATTTCTAATCCTTTCGTTGCCGTACTTTTTTAAAGTTGTGCAATGCCTGTACTCGCTTTGCTCGAAGTCTTGCTTTATTTTAGCCAATTGCGCAAAGTAGTTTTGTTGCGTATATCCTAGTAATTTGAAAATATACTTTAGATCGTACTTGCTTGGACTTATCTTTTTATCTCTGATTTTTTGCTGCAGCTCGAAGACTTTCTTTTGCCTTTTTATTTCTGGATTGTTTTTTAAGAATTGGCGTTCAGTTACTACTTCGCCTTTTGGTTCTGAAATTTGTAAGACTTCATTTTGTTCCGGCCGCTTTGATCTGTCTTGCTTGTAGTATAGCTCTATCCATCCATCTTTGCCACAAATAGTGTCAATATCAATAGCGTTGAAAATAACCCCGTATCGGCCTTTAATTCCCTCTCTGAAGATAAATTCTACTTCCTGCAATTCCAGATTTGAGCAAAAAGTAATGAAGTGGTCAATAATTAAATCCATTTGTTCGGATTCTGTCAATGATCGGCCTTTTACGTTCAAAGCTAACCACCTTAACATGATGTTCAAAATGTTGGCCTTTGTCAAGTATTCGTTTCTTTCTACCTCTTGCTTTAATGACATGGCTGGTTTCATGTCTTCTAGTCTCTTTGGTAGAATGCTTTGTTTGTATTCTTTGTATTCCTCTGGGCCTCTTACTGAGGTTTCTTCGTATTGTTTAATGTTCATAGCTTGGAGTTTAAATATGATTCTAATTGATTCTTTGGAATGTAAAGTCCAGCTTTGATATGAACAACTTTTTCTCCGTCTTCGATCAATCCTTTCTCTTTGAGATTATTATATCCTTCTATGAATTGATCATTATTGAAGGCAAAAAACCCGTGGTGTTTTTCGATTCTGTCTTTTGCTTTACTGGTCTTTTTTGCCGCTTTCTCTGCCTGGTCTCTTTTCTCATTGGCCAATTGTTCGATCTCCTCATCAGAACCCCAAAGGCGGATAGCTGTAGTAACTTTATCTTGAAGGTCTTTGACATTTTTATTTAAGTATTGGAGAGCCATTGAGTGAGGGCGTTTGTCGGGATTATCGAGCAAGAATTGATGGTTTGTTTTTGCTTTATCAAGTTCAAATTCAAAATATTCTAAGCTGTCAGGCATTGACAAATCAATTTTACTGGCTCTCTCTTCCCAATATTCAGCCCTGCGCTCATACTCTTTAGCTTTGTCACTTTCGGCAACACTTTTTCCCATACGATCCCAGTTTCTTTCAATCAATTTTCTGTGTCTTCTCTCGGAGTGGTGACCTATTTTGATCGGCTCGCCCAAAACTAAAAAATCTTTTCCTTCTTGGCTGGCTTGATAATATTTATCGCTTCTATTTTCAGCGTTTGCAGCGTAGCCGTTTAATTTTTCAGCTTTGTTTTTTGCTCGCTCTTGGGAGTTAAACCCGTCGACTCTAGTAATACTGTAAAGAAAGAAACCGTCTTTAGTTTTTCCTAAGAAGTTATGTATTTCATTTTCAACTTCCTTGCCATATTTTGTTTCAATGAAGATTATCTCTCCTTTTTTATACTCTTTATCACATTGAGCTACAAATACGTTTGGGCAATATTTTTTGTAAGTATTCATTTTACTATTTTTTATTGGTTTAAAATTCTTTCTTTTTCGGCCCTTTGTTGTGCTTCCTTTTCAGCGTATTTTAAAAGTAAATCTTTGCCACCGTTCATTACATCTTCTTTAGTGGTCTTGGTTGATGTTTTTTGGCCGTTTATTTGCGTTCTATCGTTCTTTTTCCATCGGAGCATACGTTTGTCAGTGTTCCATGTTATTTCGCGCGTAAATCTCATTTTTCCGTTGGCGTCCGTTTCTGTCCAATAGTCGTGAAAATCTATGCAGTCTTGAGCTGAAAAATTGGCCGCCCCCCGGTTTAGTTTTATTTCGTTTTGGAAATCTTCTATTGAAAAAGTTTTGAAAGATTTAGCTCTCTCTTTATATTCTTTTTTTAATATTGATTCTTTATTATTTTGTTCTTTATATATTAGTTCGCTTTTTGGCATTTCAATAGTTGACCTTTCGGCATTTATGTAAGTTACCTTTTGGAAGATATGTAGTTTACATAAAGCAAAATATAGTTTTCTCGGAATTCCCATCAATTTGGTCTTTATCATCCCTTCATTTTCTAGGATCGATATACACTTTTTTTGAACTTTGTATGACAATGTAGTTTCTACTTCTATGTCTCCAGAATAAAGAAAAAAGTATTCATCTTCACCTATTACCACATAGCTTTTACTAAAAAAACCGTCTTTGTCAATAAGGTAAGAAAGGAATAAAGCGGCCTCTATGCCCACTATTGAAGCGATCTTTTTATTTACTTGCCAATGTGCGTTTTGTCCTAAAAATGGCTTTAAGTCTATTTTATCCATGATTGATTGGTTTATTCTTTTTGTATTGATGATAAAAATTACCTCTTACAAGGTCGTTGCCTTCAGGCTTAAGTATATCGTATATTCTCTTTTCGTCCATCAAATCAAATGAAAGAAAAGCTACCTTTATATGACCGTCTTGTAAATACTTTTCTCTTATGAGTCTTTGAGATTTTGATTTATTGT